AAACAATGCATTGGGTACATCAAATCTATAAAGCCCCGGCATATTAGTTCCGTCAACTGCTATGAATCCACCAGAAGCCCACGCTGCTGTTGCACTAGCAAGTGTGACTAAAGTTATAGCTGTGGCTGCACCACGTTCAACTGCGTAGTATGCAGTTAAGCTGGCAGTGTTAAAAACAAGACCAGTCAAACCTGCACCAGTCGTACTAGATGAGTTCTGTATAAAAATGTACTCGCTATGAGACGTACTGTTAGCTTGTATATCTAACTTAGCCATGTATGCCTCCAGTCATTCCCGGATGGACTAACATACCGCCAGTTGCAGTACCTGTGTCAAGTGCAACAACTATTGCTTGCATTGCAAATAAGCGGTTAGTATCTTGTGTCCATGCACCAGCGTTGGTACGTGATGTGTATTGAACATCATCAGCAGATCCTAAGATAGCAGTCTTATCAGCATCTGTCCTAAACGTAAAATACTGAACAGGCCCCATAGCCGTACCAGTAGAAGGACGCACAACTAACCTGTAATACGATCCAGCTGTTAATGTAGGTAGCGTTGTTCCAGTGAACAAGTAATTATATACGCCATGAGTTGTTTGATTTTGTCTGTCAACGTCTGCTGTAACAGATGCTAAAACTGTAGTTCCGTCAGTACCGTAAAGGATAACATCAAAGTTTGCTGCGACTAAACAACCTAATCTAACTCCAGAGATCTGATACGTACTAGTAGTGCCGGTTGGAAGTCTAAAGTACATTCCATATTCGTCTGGTGTAGACCCACTGTTATTATTTAATGACGCTACTGTTTCATATGGCTGACCATAGGTTTTAGTAGATGACCTATATAAAAACGTTGGGCAGTCTACAGTGTTGTCAACATTACTACCACCCGAAAGAATCCCAGTGCTGTATGGAAAGTTATATGATGGATACGTAGATACGAAACCTGATCTTATGTTTATAAGATTACTTGGATCCGACCATGTACCAGCGTTAGCATCAGCGCAAATACCGAATACAGTACCTCTTGTAATTGTCACAGGTGTTATCAGTGTAGCAATTAGATTTTGGTTTACTGTAATGCCTGTGGTTGCATTAAACTCCTGATAAGCAGTTCCAGCTGCGCCACTAAAAGTAGCGTTAGCCCATGTCGGTGTAGGAAAAGTTGTCGGAAAACCTGTTGTTGCATCAATATACGTAATGCCTAACCGTAAGCCAGTAGCCGTGTTACCGGGACTGCCAGTCCTAGTAGTGACATGACACCCTACCTGAGTAATTGTCATGTCTTCGTCTGCTTGACAGATCCATACTTGAATGTCTCCAGTGCCGTTTATAGGTATGTTTGTGGCAGCAGTAATAGCACCACCTTGAGGCATGATGACTCGTGGATACAGAAAGTCAATTTCTGTTAGAGGCACTTACTCGCTGACCTTCTTAAGTGACTTTTCAATTACGAGATTAAACGCTTGTACAGTACGAAGGCCAAGTGTGCCAAGCAGAAAGGATAAGCCAATCATTTGATGTGGTTGCTCCCATCCTAGTTGATGAGCCATGATAGGAGTAAGGTAGATAGCAGACGCAGTGCCAGACAATACTGTGATGATTCCCTGGAATACATTCCTTATCTTTTTCCAATCAGTGCCTATTAACGCACCGATGAAACCAGCTAGTAGTGTATTTAAATCAATCTGTAACTTTTCCATCGGTCTACCCTGTCGCTCCATTGATTTTATTGCCCTTCAGTTTCATTGTTGCATTATTACTGGCGGGATTGCATATGGACCACCAGCCTGTCTAAGACCAGCGTCCAGTTGCATGTATAACTTCATACGACCTTCGTTATACCAATTCTTCCAAAACATTCTATTACCAAGCGTTGGGTCATCTACGTTTTTCATGATCAGCTTAGTAGCTGCGTAAGACGGAATCATTTGATTCATTAAGTCATCAGGAATAAACGACAGAGATGTTCCACTAGCGTTAGCAATATTTGGTATTCCGTAGCCATAAATAGTAACTGCCGTAGCAGTTGCGTTAGAGCAATAGGGATACAGGCTAACAGAGTAGTTATCCATTCTGTACCAGTTAGTGATGTTAGCTGAGGTAGCAACTACAGTTGATGCATAATTCAAATCGTTAGCACGTACGCTAGATTCAGAGGCGTGTACTAACCTAGTTGATCCAACATACGCATCCGTTACAAACCACATTGAAGAGTTTGCCGGTGTGTTATTTGCAATTACCATACTCGACAGTAAAACGTTTCTAGTGTTTTGTGAAAACGACAAAGACCCAGACACCTGGAACGCAACACATGTGCGACAGATTTCTGATACGGCCTCGCCAATGAAGCCCCTAATCGTAGTGTCCGATTCATTACCAGCAGAAACAGTACCGTCACCGGCGCTCACAATGCCCAACGTGGAGTTTGTTGCCTCGTTAAGCAGCTTGTATGTCTCCGTGGTCAACTGAGCCATTGTAAGAGCCATTAGACTGGCCTCCTTGCATAAGTCGCTGCAAACGATTCAACCATTCCAAGTCGATCAGTGTATTGAGAATTAAAAATCTGAAATCCTTCAGGGTCTTTAGACTGCATAGCCCGTTGTGCCAAAACACCATAAACAAGACAGTCATGAGCCACCGCAGGTAGTGGACATTCAGTAGCGTCTGTAATTGCTTGTGCTACACCATTAGAATCGTACACCCAGTAATCACCAGGGATGGCGTAACCTTGAATCATAAGTCCTTGAACAATAATATCCGCAGGTGGTGGATAGACTGATACTTTATTCATGCCAGTAAACACGGCTACAGTTGGGAATAAAGATGATCCGTCACCACGCACCATGTCAACCTTGCGGTTGTAAGCGTCTAGGATACGCATGCGTTGCCAGTCACCGCCAGTGTTTTTAACCTGAACGTTACGTACGCGATAAATATCAGGAGCGCAATAGTCTGATGTATCAGCAGCCAGATCAAGATACCTTGTGCCTGTAAAGCAGTCAGTTGACCTGGCTATCTGATTAGCCGTTTCAATAATGAGGAGGTCAAGACCAAACGGGTCCTGGTCGGAATCAGAACCAAAGTAGTGCCGTCCGAGAAGACGAATACGGCGTTTGATCTCACCTCTAGTCATTAGGAGTAGGCTCCGTCTCGTGATGTAACTAGATCAACCGTACAGCGAGCTGTAGGTGTGATTACGTTAATCTGGCAAGCAGCGATACCACGAACGAACTTATAGTTGTCTTCAAGTGCTCCTGAAGCGTTAATAAATCCACACTGTGGCTGGATTGGCAAGAAGTATTCACCACCAGTTGGGTTGATACTTGTAAGCACGTTTGTACTCATAGCAGTAGCGTTGGTATGTACGTAGTTGTTTACCATTGCTGTACCAGGAGATACACGCTTAAAGCTAAACGTCATTGCCTGACCTGTGTCTACAACGCCTGTAATCTGGACTACATCGTTAGCAACAAGAGTAACGGCTGATCCACCTACACCATCAGTACCAGTTGCAGTTGCAACTGTGTTCTGGATAGTAAACAGGTCACCAATAGCCATAGGCGTTGTTGATGTAAAGCGAGTTACCGTAAGAGCGGTTACAGCAGTTGCAAGAACAGGAGCACCGTTTGGTTGCAATGAAAGCTGAACTGTAGACCGTGGTGCACTCGATGTGCCAAATCCAGTTGGAGTTGACTGCACAACGTAATACGGAGTGTTAGCCAAGAATCCACTTGCAGCGGATGTAAACACTACATCATTAATAGCAAGTAGTGGACAACCTGGGATTACTGCACTACCAACTACAAGAGCACCTGTTGTCTGGTTTGTAGATCCATGAGCCACGGAAGCCGTTGCTGAGTTGGTTGCCATTGCTGGCAACATGGAGTTGTGGTTCCTAAAAGCAATATTGTCTTTAGGCATTGCAGCAATTGTTGTCCACGTTGCACCATCACGGCTACCTTGTACTGCAAACTGGAATCCGTTTACAGCATTCGATGTAGCTGTGCCAGTCGTTGTAGATGGCGCTAGGTTAAAACGCATCCACAATGTTGAATGAGTTCCATTAGAAGCAAATGGCCAGATTGACAATCCATTACTGTAATAAACGGTTCCACTAGAAGCAGCAGTTCCGTCACCAAGAACTCCTGTGACCCAAGCCGCTGAACCATCATTTACAATGGCTGATGTCGCATTAAGCAAAAAATCTCTTGCCATAGTTTTCCTTTCAAAAAAGGGAGGGTTTCCCCTCCCTATGTATTAGATTACGCCGTCTTTTGCGTTAACAACTGCGCCAGAAATCTGAGCGGAAATTGTCCACGAAGAACCAGCCGGAGCGTTGTTAGAACCAGTACCAAGAACGCGAGTCATAATTCGCACCCTAAAGTATCGGTAGTTGTCTTCAGCTGCACCACTAGCGTTTTGTGATTGTGTTCCAGCAGGTGCGTACAGTGGCACGAACACTTGACTAGAACTGTCACCACTAATAGTGGTAGCAGTTGCATATGCAACTTTCAACGCAGCTACATCAACAGGCAAAGTTGACACAACACTAAAGTTTGTGTTGTCTTTACTTGCTTCAATAAGCGGAATGATGGTCCAGTAGTCACCAGTACCACCGCCAGTTACTGCGGTTACATTGACGTTGATTTTGGCAAACAACTCAGAACGATTGTTCTGACCACCAATTACTCCAAGGTCTACAATTGCTGAACCTGCGTTAAGCAATAAGTTTGTAGTACCAGTCGAATAACCAGTAGTTGCAGTAAGCGTAGGAGCTGCCAATGTACTTGCGCCAGATAGCGTAAGTGAACCAAAGTTGAGAAGAAAATCTCTTGCCATCAGTTACTCCTTATGCAACCTTGATGTTGTAGACACGCCCTACAGCACGAACGTGAGGCATCCAAAGACCAACACCCCAGTCGAAAACGATGTTGTGAAGAACGCCGTTTTCCTTGGAAAGGCCAAGGTAGGTAGGCTTGAATGGACCGGACTGCCATCCTGTTGCATAGCCGGAGCCATAACGAACAGCATAGATAGATTCCAGGCCAGTAGCAGTTGATGCTTCAATACCAGCTGAGGTTTCATCCTTGAGAACGTGTGTAATACCATCTACACGACGGCCTACAGAACGAACAATGGCAGCCTTGTATTTTTCGACAGGACGATCAAAAGAGTCCTTTGTAATGTCGAAACCTGCGCCGATGCCCATGTTACGGATAGCCCACTCAATACGACGCTTGAGACGCTCAGATACGTAAAGGACTACACCATCACCATCTGGGCTGTTCATATTGTCAAGCAACTGCTGGATAAACAACATCATGTTGTTAGCAAGAGCAGAAGCAGACGTTGCAGTTGTAAGGTCTACACCAGCAGCGTTAACCGACATTTCAGCAGGAATGTCGAACTGATCCGGGTTAGCCAAACGATAACGAAGTCCAGGAAAACAATCAACATCGCCCGACGCTGCCGTCGGGTCATTGTTAATAAACTTCGTGTTGAAATCGTAAGCAAACGACTCCATAAAGATCTGGACCTGAGCTTCAATAGGATCAACAATGTTGTTAGGTTGATCAAGAAGTACGTGGTCCACCTGGATCTTGTTACGGATCAGGTACATGGATTCTTCGTACTGCTTTGGCTTACCCTTAGAAACCGTTGGTTCCTCGTTGACGGTTGCCCAGTTAATGGTCGGAAGCGAACCTGTCTGGTTCGTAAACCGAACGCCAACTTGGCGAAGCGATGGCGAAGAAGTAAGCGGGATGTCCTTAAGAGCATTCCACGTCTTGTGAAGAGCCTTGGTAATTTCCTTTACCAGAGGGTCGTTGCTGATAATTGCCTGATCGGCGAGTGTAAGAGCCTGGGTATCAAGCAGGACTGCACCAGATGCGATTGCCATTTTGTTCTATTCCTTATAGAGTTCCACGGCCCCGTTGGATACCAAGTAGTGCAGCAAAACCAGATGGTCTATTCTGTCCACCACCACCCGTTGGGCCCATTCGGGCGGCTTGCCCTTGGCTTATTGGTTGTGGTGCACGTTGCTGTTTTTTGATGCGACTTGTGATCTCAGGAACCATTGCCTGTGTCAATGTGCGTACTTGTTCGTGGACTGCTTGAGCTGCATAGACTGGATCAACACCAGCTTGAATCAAGTTGTCAACCAACACTTCTGCACGAGCTGCCAGTGGATATGCTTGAAAAGCAGCTTCACGCTGCTGATACATCATATATTCCTGGACTTGTTGCATCTGCCGTTCATAACCCATGCGAGCTGATTCAGCTTCATACTGGGCTTCTGCGACGGCTGGATCCAACAGTTGCGAATCTACGAGCTGCTGATACCGTTGACGAACCGCTTGGTCTTCTGCTGCTTGTCGTTGTTGTTCAAGTGCAGCATCTACCTGTGATGCGTCTGTGTATCCCTGCTGCTCAAATTGTTCGATAACGCGACCCCATTTCTGGAGTTTTGTTTCATATTCCTCTGCTTGTCGGGCTCGCTCGTTTACCTCGCGGAACCTTTCATAGGGCACAGGATTTGGTTGCTCAGAATAAGCTTCCGCTTCCGAATGACGTGGTTGTGATTCTACTCCAAGGATGTCATTGACAATATCGTCGTAGTTATCATCGTCTTCGTACTGATCGAACTGATCCGCATCTTGACCTTCTTGCTCGCTTATCGCCCATTGCGAGTTATCTTCAGAACCGGCGGCGTTCTGAATAAAGTCTGATACAGCGTTCCCCAAACCACCTGTCTCGCCCATCGCTACGGCTGATGAATCCGTAGTTCGTGTCATCATCTCATCAGGCATTAAAACAAGTTCTCCTTATTCTAGCACACCTATTTTTTAGATTTCGCCACTGCTGGCTTTGTAGGTTGTGCGTTCTCCTGATCACTGCCCCCAGCGATCATGCTTTTACTCAGGTCAGCAATTTGCTTCGCTGCGTATTCATTGTTAGTTAGCTCAGATTTTTGTGCTTGCTTCTGCATGTCAAATTGACCTTGCATCTGCATCATCTGAGCTTGTTTCTCCATATCAATCTGAGCTTTCATTTGTTCAGCTTCAGGGTTAAATATCTTTTGTTGTTCAAGCTGCAACTGCATTTGTTGCATCTGTTGTGCTTGCTCCTGCATTCCTTGCTGCTTTTGCTGTTGCATTGCAAGGTTCTGCAATATGTCAGATGTCTCCGGCAACTGCAACATGCGTATTACAAGAGCATTTGTCTCTGGGTCTTGCGGGTCTCCAAATAAACCCATCTGACGAAGCAGTACAATCTTCTGCAACTTCTGGTCATCTGATTCACGTTGCGATGAACCTGGAATGTATACAACTCGGTATTGACCACCATCACGAATACTGTCAAACGTAATGATGCCTTGTTGAATCTCGTTCTTAGGATTAACTTGATCATCAACAGACCCGATAAACGGTGCAACTGCAAACTGGTCTACCAGTGCAATCTCCCACTCTTTGATGCGAGCAATCGAAGCTTCGATATCAGCACGGACAAACGAGTGCTGTGTATTATCAGCTCGCTGTAGTAACTTAACTGACTCAGCCGGAGTACCAGCAGCAGCTTGACCTTGACTAACGTCGTGTAGTCCAGCCACGTCCATCATATCTTTTTCAAGGACTTGCAAGAACGGAAACAAGTCTCCGCTGATTCCTGGAGCTCGTTGAATTGATGGAGGGTTACTACCACGGTCATAATAGATCTTGCGATAAATACGACCCTTATCATCAATGTCTTCAGCTGATTGATCAAATGCATCTGCCCCAACACGAGACAAGCGTTCAACCATCACATAGTCTTTGTTCTGCTCAAACTGTTCCAAAGCTCTCGAATAAATACGGTTATACGATTGCTGTAATGGACAAAGGTCAAAGCCAAGACTGTGTCCGTATGGAGTTCCGCTTCGTGGTTGCCAACGTAACGGTATAAAAGGGAAATCATCTTTCTTCTTGTAAGGCCAATCACCAGCATAAAGCAATGCCCGGTTTGTACTTACAATGTAACGCCCTTCTGGATATTGTGATGTAGGCTTTTCCCAATACTCGTAGACAATCGCAGCGTGTTTCTTACTATCAACATTGTTCATACGAGCAGATGAAGGTTGCACCCATCCGTTACCAGATCCGTTTGCACCTTCTAGGTAAGCGTCAACATATCCTGAGTTTTGTCCAGCTATGGCATCTGCGCGAACAGCTTTACCAGCTTCTCCGTAATTATCGACAAACCACGATAGAGGTTTAATTGATGCATGAATGACCCAACGGATGTCATGATCTCGTTGCGCTGTAGGATCCAACAGGATGTTGAAACACGGAACAATTTCTTCCTCTACATCTCCAAGTGGTAGCGATTCATACGCAGTAATCTCACCTGAAGACATATCACGCAAAGGCATGACTACTTCAGATTTAGCATTCCAATAAACTTTTACAAAAGACGTACCTGTTACACATGCCCAACGTACACGTTCTTTAGTTTGAGTTTCGCGATCAAACTTCCTGGTGTAATGCCCTGCAATGAAATTAGCCTCGTCACTAGCTTGTTGATCTTTCGGATTCATTGATAGTGGGACTGCACGACAGTCAGGCGCGACTTGCGTAAGCTTGCCAACTACTCCATCAATAAGTGGTCGCATCTTATTGACTGTGATGTAACGGTTTGCCTCAGACGGATTCTGTAGTTGTACTAGGTTACGTGTTTGACTGTTGATGCGAAACCATTGCCGTCCCTCAAAGAAAGCCAGCGCTTGAGCCCATTCAAGTTCCATTTCCTGGCGAGCTCTGTATGCTGTGTCAAACTGCTCGCGTACATAGTTGTACAAACGGACTGCTTCTTCAGGTTGTTCTTTTGGATCTACACTCCATTGATTACCTTCGTGATCAAGTGTGAGATCCTCCTTGTTAGTAAGCTTCAAATTACCAGTAGGAAATGAACCCGGCGTACCAGTATTATTCTGCTTCTTGAGTGCCAAGACACGAGCTTTTAAATTGGATGCGCCAGGAAGACCACCCATCCCATTAATGTCTGGAGCCATTATAAGTACTGATCCCTAAGTTTTTCATACTCATCTTGTTGCCAAGATCTCAAACGAATTGTGTGCAAGTTCCACCAGCAAAGCCCGGAAAATACAGCGCAAACAAGCAATAGCAGTATTTGGATAATATCACTGAGCATTAGATAAACCCGTCATCCTTATCTTTGTTCATCCACATTGGTGTCCAAGGTTTAGCCTTATGCGTTTCTGGACAAGTAACAGGAAACTCACGCCACATAACTCCATACCTGAATGAGTCAAGTGCGTGGTCAGACTTAGTTCCTGCATCAAGGTCTTCAGGATCACGGGGGTCAGACATAGCGGCTTCTAACTCACGTATTAGATTAGGGCAAGTACTACGCAAAATACGTATGCGAGGGTAGACAACTCCATTGGTAACACGCTTGCCAGCAAGCCATTCCATAACTCGCCTCCAACCAGCCTTGCGATCTTTAACTGCTCTTACACAAGGAAGGTTGCGCCTCCACCATATCTCGACTGGATACTCACCAATACGTTGATCACCACGTTCAGGAGGAAATGTGTTAGCCCAGTCAAATGCTATAGCCTCAAGCTTAGTGTTCCATGGTCCGTCTAGATTATTCTTACTAGCCGGAGATGCGTAACCTCGTGTTTTTAACTTTTGTATAACATCTTCAGCCTGTTTACTTGACACGCGGCCAGCTTCGTATATTTCATCAAAAACGTAAATATCTTCGTTTTCATCTGACGCGTAAAACAACGTCGCAGCAGGAGCTGCTGTACCAAAGTCATGGCTTGCCCAGATACGCCACCAAGGTTTAATGTCCATCTGATCAACAACGTGCCATGGTTGACCTGATGAATCAAACTGTTTAAAATCAGGGAATAATCGACCACCTACTCCAACTTCGTGTTGACATTCACGCAGGAACGAAATAATTCCGTAATCGTCAATCTCACGTTGGCAGACTTCGAGGTTCTTGTGAACCCAGGTTGGAGTACCACTAGTAATCTTGTAACCAGTGCGTTTATCTTCACGCTCGAAAGGTTCGTATGTAAGGCCCTCTAACGCAGGAACAATGGGTGACTGAACCCGATGTTGAAGCATGTCAAGTTCACCAGACAAAGTCTGAGCCATTACGCTGTTTGCGTGAATCTTATTCTGCACAAAAACTATTGCACAGTCGGTGGACTTTGCTGGCAGGATAGTCTGCGTGATTGTTGCGATTTTCTTTTCGACGCGATTAACACTATCGTCAAGCTCATCAATGTCATCAAGGATGATGAAATCAGGACGAAGGTGATCAAGCTTGACTCCGCGAGCCCCAGTGTCGAGACCAAACGCCAGGACATTAAACCCATTAGCAGTCCTAAGCTTAGACGCATTCCAGCCTTTACTGAATCCATAACGGTTAAGTGCTCTCTCAATCCCGCAGCGCTCCATCGTATGTGCTATGTCAGATACGTGGCGGTCAGCTGCTTCCTGAGTACTACAAACGTATAGTAGGAAACGACGTGTGCCTTTAACGGCTATACGGGCAGCAATGTGTTCCATGGTAGTAGATTTACCGCCACCGCGAAACCAACACTCAATAAGAGCCGGTGGTGGTGTACCTGGGCTAATACTTTCAGCCCACTCCCAAGCACGTTCATGGTGAGTACCTAGTTCCGAAGACATAGCGTGTGGCGCGAATGTACGTAACCAAGTTTTATAGTCTAGCGATGCACCGTCTATTGGGAAAGCCCTACCACTATCGTAATCTCCAGTCTTAATTACTTCACCTATCTGAGCGTTTAAAGCCTCAAGCAAAGCTACCGCCAACGGTTTATCTGATTGAGTAAAACGTCTGAATTCTTTAGGAGTTGACCTATGCGCTTGTGATTTGGCCATCTGTCTCTTCTACTATGACTGCGTCTTGTATCTCAACTTCTTGTTCGGCATTGTGCATTCGTAATATCTTATTAATACCACCCTGTATAGCCATAAGTGAATCAGCATCACGAATAGATGTTTTTACAACTTCTACAATTTGCATAATAAGCATGAATGCTTGATCCGCTTCCAACGTATAGGCTTTCGTTTGCATAATGCGTTGCTCAGCTTCTACAAGATCAGATCTGCGAGATATAAGCTCAATAACGTCTTTACTTGCCGAATATTCATCCATACGCTCATTGAGTAAATCGCCAATCTGTTCAAATGCGTCAATAAAATCAGGACTGCCTAATTTTGATTTAGCTAACGAATAAGCTGCTTCAACTTTACGATATTGTTCTAGACCTACGCCTTCAGCAGCCGCTTCGGCGCGGGTATCCATCAACGCTGTTAAATATGCCGTGTCATCTCTTAGTGAGAATAGATCTGGGTCATCCCTGTAGTTGTCTACTTTTTCAAGTAGATCTTTACCAATACCCTTAAACCTACGACGTTCTTTTTGAAATAAATGGGATAGATACTGAGGTTTTTCTAACTTCTGTAATGCCTGTGAACCATGAGCTGCACAGTATTGACTTCCAGAAATGGCAGGACTTTTACAGTTACGTTTTTGATTACCATCCATGACAAACCCAGCACAACATTTGACATACTTGCCAAATGCTTTTCTGTACAACCCATCTTCGCGCTCAACGAACATAGGGTCATCTACGTTTTGCGAGTCTATCATCACGCAAGTATACTACCTGCATGCCTAAGTACGCACCCGATCATTACCGTAGTCTTGGATTCCCAGTAGTTGTAGTAGCAAAAGCTTGGGGTCTTGGGTTTGAGTTGTTTACCGCACTCAAGTACATAGCTAGAGCAGGTAAAAAACTAGGCGAGACGGAAACTGATGACCTAGTCAAATGCATTTGGTACATCACGTTTTATATTACACAAGACACAAAAGACGCTGACTGGTTAGTTGCAAAACTGTTAAAACGAATGGGAGATATAAACTAGAACCCTTTTTGTGATTGAAGCATATCAAACAACATCATTCTGCGTTTAGCTGCATCCATACTTATTGGTTCGGTAGTGTCTGTCCTAGGACGTTGTAACGCTGCATTTATGTCCCCAATTGCAGTTCGTCGCTTGGTGTCACCATATCTTGCAATAGCGTCATCTCCGCGAGTGTTACTATTCCTCATTGCGTCAAACAGTGGGTTACGTAAATCTAATCTTCCACCGCTTGCAATAGCCCCTAATGCAGGGATCATACTAGAAGCTATGTCAGGAGTGTTTGCTGTAACTGAATTGACAACATCCATCAATGGAACGTCAAATGCACCTTGCTGTCTAAAAGTGGGATCTTTTCTGTAACCAGGCTGTGGCATGAAACGCATAAGTAGGTCTTTTATTGCCTTTTCGTCACTCATATCCATGGCACTAGGATTTTTCATTGCAGCAATAATGTGTTTGCGAACTTCAACTGGTAACCCAGCATTAGTTAAACGTGTGTTAAAAGCCCCTAGGTACTCTATAGCCTTTTTCTCACCGTCTTTTTCCATTAACAGTTTTTCTATTGTTGCTGGATTACTAAAAGCTTTGTAACTACTAACTACGCCTTTTATAACGTCGTTTCGCTGGTTCATTGCATCTTCAAAATAAGGATCACCAGCAGGGGATGCCATCATTGATCCAATGATGGCATTTGCTCCTTTTGCTGGAGCACCAGACCCCAAAGCCTTAGCAAGATTTTTTACTGGGGCTGCTACTCGTGTGTTGTATGCCGACACAGCTTTTCCAACAGGGCTAGATGCAATCCTACTTACAGCTCCTTGAACAGCAGCACGTATTGGTGCTGCTCTAGGTTCAATTCTTTCACTCATGAATTTAGGAACTAAATGATCAAATGCAGCTTTACCTCTATTAAAAGTGTCATCAATAAATGGCAATCCAGTATTAAACGCACGAGACGCAGTATTAGCGACTGCCTTTGCAGCAGAGCCAACTACTGGAGCAACTTTTGCTGCTGCTCCAGGTAGCTTTTTACCCAGTTGTTGTGCGCCAAGTACTCCTGCTGCACCAAGTGCAGGAACAGTAATAGTT